GCTTCTTCAACAGTATTACACTCTGTTCTTTCAGTACCCTTGAAGGAATGTGTCACCACAACGTAGTTTGGCTTCTTTTCGTTCATCAGTTAGGCCCACTTCCTGTTATTAGAACAATTCGCGAAGTGCTTTAAACTCTGTTTTGAGTTGTTGTATTTTTGCATCAGCACCGTCTTTGCGAACATAGTTAAGAAAATGCTGAAACTGGTTTTGCACATCAGGTTCGTCAAAGTCCACAATATAGACATACTCAACTTCATCGCCATATGCACATTTGGTATAGTAAATACCCTTCTGTGTATTAATAAAATAATGTTGAGACATCAGTTAGGTCCACTTCCATTACCCCAAGCCCTAGCAACAGGTGCATAACCAGTATCAGCCCAACGCTTCTGAATACGTGCTTCCACTTCTTCAAAAGACAGCGGTTCATAGTTGGTGTGTTCAATCATAAATATTGACCGCATAATCAATCCTTTTGTATATACGGACACCAAGCAGGAGTCGTGCTTGAAATACCATGATACGCAGAAATATGTTTTGGTGGATCAATCGCATGGCAAACTGCATTAGTTCCTGAATCACGCTCACCGTCTGGGTACTCAACCCAATATTTTGTTTTCAGAAACTCACACCCGCGACAAATGTAGGAAACACTTACAATCTTTTCAGGACCATTTTGGCTCATATTACGCCTCTGTTGTTGTATGTTTAATACTATCAAATATTATTGGGAATGTCAATAGAAAAGTATAAATAAGAATGTAGGTCGCGATGTTGGTTGCATCCACCTACTCTAACGCTTGCAAGGAGCATCAGTATGACTATTTATTCACATGGGTATATCCCATACACTTATTACATCAAATGGACCAGAACTGGGGTCTGGTATTATGGCGTTGAATATGCATCGGTAACTAAAACCGCAAACCCAAACAATCTATGGACAACATATTTCACTTCATCAAATGCCGTTGCAGAATATAGAAGACTCAATGGCGAACCAGATATTATTAAAGTGACGAAAACCTTTTATAATCAAGAAGAAGCATTATTGTGGGAGACCAGATTCTTGCAGAAAGTTAATGCCAGACATCATACATTGTCGCTAAACGGACATAACTCTGATGGACTTACTTTTAAGAACAAAATAGTATCAGAAAAAACAAGAAAATCACAATCAGAAACCCGTAAACTACATAAATGGTGGACCGATGGAACTAAATCTTGGTTTTGTCAGAATCGACCCAATGACAAATGTTATGAGGGGCGAGGTCCTTTTAATAACAATGGTGCTCAGATCGGCGGTTTCTTGAGTAGAAATAAAAAGTGGTACACAAACGGTATAACTTCCGTGTTTATTTTACCAACCGAAGTGCCTGATGGATTCTATGAAGGCAGAAAAATAGGTAAAATAAACACAAAAGCGACACGTTCTAACAAAAGATGGTATAATGATGGCATAAAAACCTACTTCATATTACCAGAAGACGCATTGTCTCATTATTCAACAGGTAGATTAAAACGAAGTAATATCAACTCCACCACCATAGTTGATAACTGATCCAGTCCGTTCAAAGGATTCTTTATTGGCAGCAATCCTCTGTTCAACCTCTTCAAACGACAGCGGTGTAAAGTCGGTGTGTTCTACACAAACTGTCAGGTATCGCGGTGAGTTAATATAGTTTGCGTGAAGATGCCCAGAAACATTACACACGAACCTATCAGATACACACTTTTCAAAAAGTGGGATATGGCTCAGAATGAACTGATCCACAAACACCCGAACGCCATACAGAGTATCAAAGCCAACATCACGGTAATCCTGATTCTTAAAGATATCATGATTGCCGAGAATCAAACGCTTCTTACCGTTCAGACGCTTGACATGATGCAAAGACTTGCGATTGATCACCACATCGCCCAGATGATACACCGTGTCATTAGGACCGACTTTAGCGTTCCAACGCTCTACCATCGCTTCATCCATTTCCTCAGTGGAAGTGAACGGGCGCAGCGGATCGCCGTTTGGTAGCTTGAACTTTTCCCACGAGTTGGTGTGACCAAAATGTGTGTCAGAGATTACAAAACGATTGGACATATTTTATACTCAATGAATAAGGTGATAGTTGTTTATCACAACAAGTCCGCCAGAAACAGACAGAATCAGAAACAGAATCTTGAGGCTCAAGTTAAACAAATCTCCTCGACGCCAAATGATGAACATAAAAATATTGACGATAACTGAGGCGATAAGATAGAAATCAAACATTGTCAGTCTCCTTGTTACTCATTCCTTATAACTCAGATCCGAAAAAATGTCAAGAAGAAATATTGATTTTTGAAAATCCCTCAGACAATGTTGGCTGTTGCATAGATTGTGCCATGCTGTCAAGAACACTTTGAGGAATGGTTTTGCCAGGGCGACTGTTCAACCTACGTTCCCATTCTTCTTTCTCAGGAGTAGGAAACACAACCGCTTCAATCTCATAACCATGATTAGGATGAAAGTTCTTAAGACGATCAAAGAACTTCTTACGAGATTTGGGATTCAGATTGGTGCGATCAATGATAATGGGATAATGATTACCGTCAACAAAACGATCAAAATCTTCCCACATCACACGTTCTGCTACTTTGATATACTTATTGAAAACACCATTATATGTGTTGTTTTCATGATCTGCCATATATTGAATAATATTGTCAGTAGAACAAACCCAACATTGCCCCTGAAACTCTTTCTCAATCCAAGTGGACTTGCCAGAAGCAGGAACACCAACGAGCATGATAATACGCTTAGTCATCTTGTTTGTCATAACCATCTTCTACTGTGTATCCTAGTTTGCGAAAAGAACTGACAATCCAACCTTCTTGAGTGCGCTGTTCAGCAGCAATGATAGCCCATTCTTCAGAATCGAAATCTTCTGCCCATGCACCGTCAAAGGTGAAGTAATCATTACGATTAATGTTAGTCCAATGGTAACCGCCAGAGTTTTCATCATCTTCAGCAAGAATAAACTTACCCATCTTTGTTCTCCAACCGTTTTGTGATGGCAGCAATCACATCATCAAGACATTCGTGAGAATCCGTACCGTCTAACTTAAGCATTGCCTTTGCCCAATCAAGATCATCAAGCGCCATTTCCAAAAGTTCTCTATCAGTAGGCATCAGGATTCATTCCTCTTTCTGTATACTCACCAGCACGTTTATGGATTTCATCCAATGTAAGACGGGAATTTTTGAGATATGCGACCCACCGTCTATACCTTGCATTCTCTTTTAGAGTTGGCTTTCTGATGGATCGCATTTCACTCCAGTCAATCATTGTAAGTCAATCCAGGAAACCAAGCATCACGAATCGCTTCATACTTTGCCGTTTTGGTCAAGTTGTTGCGGATCGTATTGCGAACGTCTTCGCCAATCTTCAGACCACTGATAATGTCGTTATCAAAGTTCTTGAAAATAATAGGACGCATGAAAGCATCAACACCAACACTGTGCTTCGGATCGATTGCAAACGTTTTACGATCAATACCACGCTCACGGATATATTCCAGCTTCATACCAATCAGCCTTACGCGACTGGCAATATCAAAATGAATATTGCTCTCAAACTGAGTCAGCCGATCACGATCTTCGGCAGGCAGATGAGCCTTGATGTCATCCAGCTTATCGTCCAGAATCAGTTCAACGATGTTACGATCTTGCAGGATAGCTTCCTTCGCCTTGTGAATCTGGAGATACCAATGGCACTTCAGCTTCAACATATGACCATCATCAAAACGAACCACGAACCCTTCAAGGTCTTCCAGATCACGAACGTATTCAAGGAAAGCCTTCATATCAGTCTGTTCACCATAGTTAGTGAACTCAAATGCACGAACGACAGGGATATCCCAATCTTCAACATGCAATCGGTTGATACGACCATCACCGAACAGTTTGATATATTCGCCAGTATGCATATCACGAAGAGCGGTGAGGATCAGTTGATCTTCCTTGTAGTCTAAAACAATGCGCTGCTTACGCGAACACCATTCAAAGATCGGAGTTACACCGTTGGCAATGCAGGAAGTAGCAAAACGCTCATACTGAGGATTGTTCTTTACAAACTCCTCAACAGGCTTTGCCACATCGGTAGCACCCATCTTCGTGCCCCAGATCATCTGACCATTCACAATGAACGGTGCTATCATTGATCCGTCTAGCTTCTCAAGGATAGCATGAGGACGCGAAAGATCAATGACATGATCCTGCGTCTCCTCACGCTCGTTCACATTGAAGAACTTATGGAACGGACGACGAATGATATCACCAGTTTCAGTATCAAAGATGATACCACGACATTCACGACGAATGGCAGCGTTATAGTCACGCTGCTCAAATACACCCGAAGCCTGATCATATGGATCAGCGTCGATCATCACATCAGGAAACGTATCGGACATCATCACGTTGTAGTTGATGACCGTGTAGCCTTCCTTCGCAGCCACAACGAACTCGTCACGACCTTCAATGGCAGGCAACACATCAGAGATGTTGGTGATGTGAGGAAACTCATAGTTCATTGTTCAATCTTTCACTCTGCTACATTCTTACCATACGCATCTTCATACACATCAGGATCAATCATAAAGCCTCACTTATACAGTTCAAGAGGATCAACAACCGTCAGTTCTTCTTTGACATACAGCCAGAAGGGATCAGGAAAGGGCGGGGCGTGTTCACGACCGAAGAACACTTTGATCAACTTGCCATCGACATCGGCGACAACGCCAACGCGATCCTTGTTGGGCCAAATGCACGAGCGGACCGAATCACCAACTTTAATCATAAAAAATCTCCCTTTCGCTCTCTGATAACTCATCATAGCAAAAGGGAGATAAATGTCAACCAGTTTTTTCAGAAAAAATCAGATATCGTCCAGATCGATAGCCTTGATGCCAGGATACTCGATATGGTTGATCTGTTGAAACTTACGTTCATCTTGCCATGCGTCTCGGAGATAATCGTTATCTTCATCGAAGACCTTCAGATATTCTTCAGGTGTGACTTCATGGCCACTGGAGATAACCTCACCAATATGATATTGTGACATTTCACGCCAGTCATCATCATAGAATGATGTCTTAAGGGCAACTTCATTCTTAGCATCTTCAAGAGTATGTGCTTCTACCGCATAACGCATACGATGTGAAGAAACAGTTTCAATAATAAAGATTGCCATGATTAATCCTTACTCCAATCTTTACTCACACTCGCACGAGTAACAAGAAGCGATACTAGAATGGAGATGCCCCATGCTTGGATCCAACCAATAGGTCGCAAAATAGTCATAGCAGGAACAAGATCAGCATTCCATAGCCACATAACAGGCCATGACATCAACAGACCATAAGCACAACCGAGAACGATAGTGCCAAAAACAGTAAACAAACCAATAATAAACTTATCCATAATCATTACCTTCCATAAAAAACAGTTTTAGCGTTTGTTGTATTTGTAAACAGATACCAAGCACAGTTGTCTTTCCCGCTTGTCTTACTTCCCTCAATCCACTTTACACGACCCACAGATACAACCATTTCGCAGCGTTTCATCAGCGCGGATGATTGCTTGGTGTGCATCCAGTCTGCATCAAACAGCAACCAAGTGGGAAGTTGATTGCTGAAGTGTTCAATCATGGGATGAAGAATCTTGCGATTCCAAGGTGGATTGGTGATGATGTAATCTATATTCCATCCATAATATACTGGATTGAACTGAATGTCAAGAGCATTTGACTGTAGAATCCACTTTTCTTGTGGTTCAATGTCCCATGCTTCAATACAAGTATGATTATAATAACTAAGATGATCAATCAATCTACCATCGCCGGCGCATGGTTCATAGAAGTTAGAATACTTCTTCAGATGTGGCAACAGAGGCAGAACGGCTTTCATCGGAGTAGGATAGAAGTCACGTTCTACTCTGTCAAAGTCACTTCGTTTACCCATTATAGCCACTCATAACCTTCGTCCTCTAATGTATAACAAACATGCTTGATATCAAACGCTGCAATAGCGCGCATACAGCCTTCACACGGCTTAGCCAATCCCTGAGTGATCATAGGTTTCTTGCTATGTGTCCACTTACACCGATAGATGTAGAGTTTGGATTTAGCCACGGTATCAGCATCATGCCTACGCAGTGCGTTAGCGATTGCATCTATTTCTGCATGAAGATATATAGCTTCTTCATGTTTTGCATATCTGCCTTGAAGTGGATGCGTTTTGTTCTTGTTAGTGCCAATCGCGATGATTTCGTTTTTGTAAACGAGAGCAGCGGCTATCTTGGCCCTAGCAAACGGTTCCGAGGCTTCAGCAACCTTGCTGAGGACCTTCATAATCTTCATCGAAATCTTCATCGAGAATCAACACCCAACCGCGAATAGGATCATAATATGTAATATTGTCAAGTAGATCATATACTTCTGAGAAGTGTGTTAGTGCTTCAAAGGATGAGAATGATTTTTCCGTTTCCATCAAGCAACACTCCAATCATAGTCATCTTGTGTCATGACAGTTTCATTACCATCATACTCATCAATACGATACAGAGTACCAGCAGGAAGTTCTTCGATCAGCAACTTGGCGTAAGTACCATTAGCATCATCACCAAGTTCTTCTACAACCTGAACCAAAGCAGGATCGGTACGACTAATACTAAGGTCGCTGAAAGTTAGTTCATTCGAACGGCGGTAGTTATGTTCTTTACGGCATTCCTCATAGATACGATCATATTCTTCCCAAGGAACAGTAGCATACGAATAACCCCAGCTACGATGATCGTACAGAGTGATTCCCTTGATTTCAGCATAACGCATAACAGCCTCATGCGATAGACCGAAACCACCATAGGAAGAGTTGTAAACAATCTTAGTCATTTCACTTAGCCTTTCGGATGAGACGCGCAACGTCTTTGTCAAGAAAATCACCAGTAGTGTACCAAACACGCGATGCAACGCAGTCAGTGATATCCAGAGCGCATATGTCAGCGTTCGGGCATGTATCGCAGGGAATATCGCGAACGTTCTCTGGAGTGTTTAGGATCATCTTGGAAGCAGTGCAGACACCGTTCATGAAAGATGTGTCTGTTGAAACTGAAAAATAATCTGCGTTCATGACAATCTCCGTTTTCTATTATGTATACCTAGCACGATTCGCGATTAATGTCAACCGTATTTTCGATCTGACTCACCATAAAAGCCAGCATCATATTCGTTAATCTGCTCTGGGGTCATATCAGACTTTTCCACAAGAGGTGATGCATACGTAGCTTTTTCATAAAAGTGTGGCTTGTAGGGGCGACCATAATAGGCATCAGCACTACCACGATCATAAGGACCACCGTGACGATGATTAAAAGACATTATTCGCCCTCCACAAGCTTGAAGCCGAACGTATCAACCTCAAAAACTTCACCATCAATGATCATACGGTCACCGACCATAGACGAGCGATGACCCCACTTTTTGCCATTTTCACCATCAAGAGGCTTTACAACAATCACATGAGGATTGAAATCGGGATTCTCATAAAGTTCGCCCTTATGATCGATCATTCGTTCCATCGACCAGGAACCACCGATGTTCTGAGTGTGACGATAGGCATATTCCAGAGCGTCTTGTACTCCCATATTATCAAACATGTAGCTTGACAGATCAATCGTAGCCATATGCTCAAACCAACGATTGCCGAGACCGTCGCGATCAAAATGAAGAACTTGAACTTCCATAACGAATCACCTTTTCTCTCTGTCTACTTTCTGACAATAGACGATTCGCGATAAAATGTCAAGCTAGATTCGTCTCACACCTCTACGTTTTTGTAAACTATATGATTTGGTCCATGCTCACCATAGACACATCTAGCGATTCGTTTTGCGTCTTTGAATGACTTTGCGTTCAGCCCGATATAGTCGATATCGGTTTCACGGCCTGATTCTTCTGTTATAAAAATCAGAAAATAGCGTTTCTTAAACTTTGGTGATTTGTCCACGAGTTAATCCGTGATAATCGTAGTATGTGTTGATGACATTGACTGCTTTTCCAATCCACTGGTTTCTTCTTTGGATGAACAACTGAGGTTCGCTGTTCTCTACTGCAATGATAACAACAAGATTATTCACAGGTACACCAGTTAGTTCTTCATACATGACCGCATAGATGGCCATCTGCATGAAGTATGTATCAATCCACTCCTCTTTCTTAGGTTTATCTGATGTCTTGAAGTCGATGATAGACCTACGGTCATCAAAGTCTGCAATAACGTCAGCAGTTCCAGCAACTCCAAGATGATTGGAGTACATCTGCAACTCAACACCAAGAACATTGTCAATACGATCAATAAACTTTTGAATGGATGTAAACAAAAACAATGCAAACGGATCTACTTTGTCTTTGTCAATCTCTTTATTGTGTAGATAATCTTCACAGATAGCATGAACTTTGGTACCACGACTAGAAGTTCTTCTCAAAACCTTTTGAACTTCTTCTTCACCTAGCCGCTTACGCCATTCTGCTAGTTGAGGCTTCTTATACCACCCTAGGACAGTGGTTACAGAAGGAACTTTAGAACCATCGGGGAGACGATAAAGTCTCCCCGTGTTCTCATCACCATCAATCCTATCAATACCAGGCAGTGTTGTCGTGTTGTGTTTGAACTTTTTTTGTATCACGAAAATAACCAATCTCTTGTAGTTCTGCTAGAATAAACTCACGGACAAATCCAGAACGAACAATATCGTCCACATCAAACTCAACTTTTCGGATAGAAGGAATCTTATCTAAAACTCTCATCATAGATTTTAAACCAGACTCTTCATTATAACGAGAACTTGTCAAGTCATCTTGATTGATGTCACCGCATACGATAACTTTAGCATTTTCGCCAATACGTGTCAAGACTGTTTTAAGTTCGTTATAACCTAGATTCTGACATTCATCTAGAATCACAATAGCGTTGTCGATGGTTGTACCACGAAGGAATGATGTTGATTCGAACTCAACAATGCCTTTTTGTTTTAGGATGCTGTATGCGTCTCCACGCTTGAATAACTTTGCACAGATGGAGATATATGGCGCCTCAAAGACTTCCATCTTCTGAGCCGCGGTGCCAGGCAAGAAGCCGATGGACTTAGATGATTGTGCGCTTCTAATAATGACTACTTTACGAGGTTTGTTTAAGTCTTCCATTACCTCTTCAAGAGCAAGATAAAGACTGATGAATGATTTGCCAGAACCAGGAACTCCGTGGAGCAAAAGGTTCTTGCCATCATCATAGTATTCGAACGACCTGCGTTGGTTGTCTGTAGCAGGTGTGATTTGAGATAAGTGTAGTTTCAGTTTATCTTCTGTGGTTCTCTCTTTGCTTTGTCTACTCTGTCTATTACGGTCTCGCTTTTCCGCTCTTGTCGTAGCCATAAGACTCCTTAATCGTTTTTACGTTAAGTCACCGGCACATTATGTCAAAGCACCACCAAGCTTCTTTTTTACTTTGTTGACAGCTTCGCGGGTCTTTGTTTCTTTAACACTCTTAGAGCCATGTTTCTCTGCGAGGGGAGAAAATGGATTAGCAGCGGCGATTCGACTTAGAACATCGTTCATTCCACTGTCTGTTTTTACACGATCACCAGTACCACCTACGAGCATAGGCATATGAAATACTTGCTGAATGTGTGGATTGTCTTGGAGAAACTGCTTGTGTGATGCATAAGACCACAACTCGTCCCACGTTTCTTGTGTTTCAGGAATGAGGTATTGGTACATTGGCATGTAGTTACTCCTTACGATTACTTATAAAATCAGTCAATCTTGCGTTCTATTGTTTGACAGTGAATCTTTTTAGGATTAAAATACTTGACGAAGATTTCTTTGACTGTTTCTTCAGAATATTCTTTACAAGAGAAAATGTCCATGTAACAACTATTACGATCTACTGGACAGAAATGTGCTGATATGTTTGAATCTTGAAGAAGTTGATATATTGAATATCCTACTTTATTGGGATCATTTGTATTACACCAAACGATGTTTAGATCACCTATTTTTACCATTTCTATGGCATTCAATACATCATCAATAAAGTTTTGAAAAACAACAACATCGTTTATAGCCGAAGAATCACATTCTCCAGCATCAATCATTGTTATCCATCCCCAAGGCTTACTCATTTACTCATCGTCTTCCATTTCTAATAGTTGGTCAATATCAAGTGTCCTGATCGCTCTATTTAGACGTTTTTGTTTCTTGTGTTCCCGATACTCTCGCAACTGAGAAGTATTGTTCACTTCGTCTTCTTCGTACCAGTCCTTGAACTTCATGACCTTCTTCTTATGCATTTACGTTTTCTTTCTTAGGGCGCCCGCGACCTCGTTTGACTGGGGCTGGTTCTGCTACTGTTGTATCTGCTTCCTGCTTAGGTGGAAGCAAAAGTGTGAATACACTACGAACGAGTTGTTCATCGATGTTTACATATGGAAGATTGCGGTCCTTGACTGCCAAGATAAGTTTAGCATCAGCAGGATCAAGTGCTTCCAAAAAGTTTACGAACAATGCTTCACGCTTTGCCTTCGAGATGTTTGGATTTTCTGGCCCAACCCAAAGATACATCTTGCGGAAAGTGTTATAGAGCATTGCTTGCTGATCTAGAAACTGACATGGCTTGTATGGAGGTGCACCTTCTGGTAGAAGCCAGCGAACACCAGGATGATATGTCATCTTTAGGATTTCCATAAACGTAGGATTGTTTACGTTTGCGGCTAGCATACTACGACGCTTTTCGTAATCTGGTTCAGCGTCAATCTTATTCAAAATCTCTGAGATACCTAACATTGTTTATTCCCTATCATTTCTTTCTTCGAGGAGTCTTTCCACTCCAACCTGTAATAGACCATTTACCGCTCAAACTTTTTGTGTATGTGCGAGTTGAGCCGCTTTTTGTTGTTTTAACTTTACTGATCTTTGGTGGCCCAACTCTTTTTCTTACCATTAAAAATCACCTACACATTCCAAAAGGTTCTTCAAACGATTTTCTACAAAATAGTTGAACAGTTTGCTACGATCTTTTTTCTGAGTATTGTACTGTTCCAGAACTTGCTCTGAGATTTCAGTAGGAATACAATCAAGATCGATCAACTGTTGATTGCGCTTATAGTTACGCAGCATGGTTTCATTGCAGAACTGTTCAGGTTCTTGAAGAATCCAAGAAGACAGCTTCTTAGCAGACACAGGAGACTGCCGAATGCCCATAACGAACACATTATCAGCCGATAGAAAGTTGGGAATGCCATCAGACACATCACCCTTCATGATATGTTCTTTGAGGAACAAGTCAGGATTGGTACAAGTAATGTACTTCTTGAGGACAGGGCTATATTGCTTGACGTTAGGATACTTCTGCAACTGACCAAAGTCTTTATCGCCAGACAGCACCAAAATGTTTTCACGCAAATGATACTCTTTGACAAGAGTAGCGATAACATCATCAGCTTCAGCGTGTTCTACCTGAATGACTTTGTAAGGAAAGAAGTCCTTGATTTCTTGACGAATCTTGTTGAGTGTTTCAAACACTGCATTCCAGTCAAGTTCAGAAGCATCGCGTTCCTTCTTGCGATTAGCTTTGTAATAAGGATAAACTTGCTTGCGCCAGTAGTT